TCCAGCAAGAACATTACCTAAACTCCTCTTAATACCTGTATTAGAATAAACCATTCCCCAACTCTGATCGTTATATTGAACGGGTGTTCCTGTAGCCTGTCCGTTAAATAAATCTAAATTACACCTACCGCAAGATGTAGCAACACCAAGATTTACAGGAAGTTCTGAAGGAATTCCTCCATTATATTGAACTACAAGATTAGGAGATTGTCTAAAACTAACACCTAACTCGTTAATTCCTCCCCAAGCAAAGCCAGTTGCCTCTGCTCTCATAGGATTGAATTGAACTCCAAAATCAGGAGGAGATAATCTTTGCCTTTGTTTTATAGTAATTAGATCAGTAGTAGTTGAATAAGCACCAGTCCAACCTCTATTATAAGGTGATACAAGTTCATCAGTCATAAAATCTGCTTGACCTCCCCAATTATTCATATTAAAAATCATCTCACTTAATACATTAGTCCAATCAGACTGAACCTGATCTTCAAGATATATAGGCATTACCTTATTTAGGGCAGGAATACCAATCTGCTGATAAATAACATTATTAGGTTCTCCAATTTCAACATTTTCTTTGCGTTGCATTGTTGCTGAAATAAACGCAACTTGACTATTAGGAGGTAAGACCATAGAAGAAGCAAAATGATTAGTAAAATCATAAGGTTTTTGATGATTATCATTACCTACTGAATTACTTTCGTTCTTTAAAAAAACTAAACTCATATTATTATATAATTCTAATATATAATAAAAATGTTTAAAACTTTTAAACAAGATAAAAAGATTAAAACTTTTAAGAAAACTAATCCTAAATCTTTACATCAAGGAACTTCAAATTTAGAAGGAAAATATCAAGGAGAAGACGAGTTTCTCGTAAATCTTAAGAAAAAACCGAAGAAAAAACCACCTAAACAATCTCAAATTTTCGGAACTACCCCTAATAAAAATGGTAAATAATTGTTTATATGCGTTCAGTTGTTAAAAAAATAATATCTATAGTTATTATATAATGACTACTCAAGAAGAATTCAGCAATCAAGAATGTATTACGAATGACGACGACTTTCAAGAAAATGACCCTTGCGGAAAACATCAAGAAACTTTAGGAGTTTTGAAATCAAAAAAGAAAATTACCGATATGGATTTTGATGAACTTAAAGAATACACTACAAGAATGATGGAAAATAAGAAAAAATATATTAGAAAATATCAAAAGAGTGATAAAGGAAAAGCAAAAATTAAAATTGCAAGTAAAAAATTTTATGATAAAAATAGAGAAAAGATTTTAGAAAAGAAACGAATTGCTTACCTTAAGAAGAAACAATTAAAAATGGGTCTTGTAGCCTAATTAAATATTTTAATTACATTTATTTTATTGTAATTAATATATAAGAATGCCCGTTCAAGTTGGATCAGATCATTATTTAAGTAAAGGTGCTGCCCGTAAGTTATTAGTAGCATTTAATAGAAGTATCAAAGGAACTAAAGATGAACCTCGCACTATTCCTGGAATCAGTAAAATGTCTGCAGAACAATTAGAGAATAAACTTAAGGAGTTTAATGTAAAGAAAAAGAAAAGTGGTGATGTATTAACTCATAAACAAGTCATCTCTAAACGATATACCGAACGAATTCCTGCTAATACAAGAATGAAGAAAAAAGCAGGAACTAAAGATGCACCTTCTAAAACTAAACCTGGTAAAAAAGATTATATGGGAGGTAAAGGAGATATTAAAAAATCAGCAGGTAAAGATGTAAAAGCAGAAAATTCTCAAGTAGATTTTGAACCTTCAACTCAACCTAAAAAGAAAACAAAAGGTAAAAGGAAACCTTCTAAATATAACTTACATATTAAGAAAGAGATGAAGAAAGGTAAAACATTCAAAGAAGCAGCAGCCTCTTGGAGTAGTTCAAAAAAGAAATAAATAATTAAATATATATAGAATGTCTATTGATTTAGAGCAAATTCGTAATGAAATAAAATTACATATTATCATAACTCGGTTAAAAAGATTGGGTTATATTGTATTTTTCTAAATTATGTAGGTAAATTGTCTCTTTATGAGGTATATACAGCAAATTAATTTTTTATTAATAAAATCTAATACTTTTATTAAGGAATTCTTTAATAAAAATATTAAGTTAAAAAATTTAAATATTTAAACTTTAAAATAAAATCTTTAGATATTATATAAAATGGATTATTCCGCCTCGCAGTATCAAAATACTATTACAAGTAAATCTACTCTTGTTCCTTCTGATAATCAACTCGCCTATAAATCAGGTGAGACGATCAGATTTTCTGTTCCTCCTTTTATGAGTTTCATAGACCCTCGTCAAAGTGTCCTTAAGATGAAAGTTAAGGTAAGAGGTTCATCTATTTATCGCTTTCATAAGAAGATAGGAGTTCAGTCAGTAATTAATAATATGAGAATTTACGATGGAACTCAAACTCATACTTTAGAAAATTTACAAAATTATGCAGACAGACTTGCTAAAGAATATCATTATACAGAAAATAATTCTGTTAAACATAAACGAGACCTTTTAGAAGGATCTGAATCTATTGTTGAAGAAGGTTTTTATAATCTCCTTCCTTCAGAAAAACAAACTTCCGCAGTATTTAACGCAAGTCAGTTAGGTAATGGTTATGCTAATACTGGTGTAGTTAATTCTGCTCCTGAAACTGATGGAACAACAATCCTGGCTAATCCTAATGAATTGGAAGTTGTCTTACCTTTATCATCAGGTATTTTAGGAACTATGTCTAAAAGAATGTTCCCCGCTGCATTAACTCAAGGACTTCAGGTTGAAATTGATACAAATTTAGCAAAAAAATGTCTTGAAATATGGAGTGAAGCAGGTCTTATGTCTAATGAGGCTCAAGCGACTGGTGCTGCTAATCCTCCTGGAGCAACTATTCCTGCTGCTTTTGTTCCTTCAATTAATAATTTTGCAGTAAAATCTAAAGTCGGTGGTGGTGTTGGTGTTGCTATGACTGCTGTAAGTATTTTTGCTACTTCACTTGCTCCTGCTGCTGTTGCTCCTGCCGCAAGGTCTCTTGCTCCTAATGATAGGGCTATGAATTCTCTTATGGGTCTTACAGGTTCATCTAACCTTTTAGTTGGTCGTCCTTTCTTTTGTTATACAACTGGCGACCCTGCTGGTCCGACCGCTCCTGATCTTGTCTGCGTTGGAACTATTGCTTCATTAACTTATAATGCTGCAACTAACGCTGTTGATATTGTTCTTGGTGCTATTCCTGCTGCTCTTCAAACAAATGTAGGCGGTGCTACAGGTCAGTATGTTCCTGTTGCTGCTAAAGATGTTATTCCTGCCTTTGCTGCTGCCCCTCCTGCTGGTTTTGAGATGAGAGGAGTGTGTGGAGTTTCAAAAACCGCTGCTATTGCCGAGTGTGAATACGAACTTAAAGATATTGAGTTAGTTCTTAAGACGGCTCAACCTCCTAAATCCTATGTTGATGGACTTCAGAGGGCAACTATGAGTGATGAAGGTGCTGAATATGATTTTATGACCGCAGAAACCTATAGAAATAATGTAAATGCTGGTGAAGTCGTCGCTCAAATAAATTTACCGACTTTGAATGAGAGGGCTGTATCTATTATTACACTTCCTCAAAATCAGGCAGTAGCAAACTCGGTTCTTGTTGATAATTTTGCTACAACTTTAGACCATATACAGAACTATAATTACATTATAAACGGACAATCTCAACCTACTCGTAAGGTAGATTTAGGAAGATTATCTCAAAGTCCTTCTCTTAACGAGCAAGTTGCTCTTTGGGAAATAGAAAAATCTTTAGCAACTGCCCGACTTCCTGTTAGAAATCTTAACGAACAGGGTAAAGAATTTTTAATGGCTCGTCCTCTTGCTAAATATGGAGGTGTATATAATCTTGCTGCTGATGGTAATATATCTCTTAAGTGTGAATATTCTACAAGTGAGCCTCCTACCGAAAATAAACTTTTTACTTCTTACATCTATGGCTTAAGGAGAATCAGAGTTAATAAAGTTGGATTAAGTGTAGAACTTTAGAGTTAATCATAATTTAAATTAGTTAAAATCTTTAATTAATTTAAAAATAAAAAATATGTATATAAAATATATAATGAGTTCAAGACGAAGATTAGTTCAGATCAACCCTACAAATCAAGGAAATGGTGTATTTTCTTTCAGAGGAGGTGTTAATCAATTGGTTTTTGATATTCCTATGACCCCTGCGATACTTAACGGGAAAAGTGTAAGAGTAAATGGTATTTTTGATACTTTACTTACAGCAACAACTCGTCCTGCTAATAATACTGCTGTTAATGGTGTAAATGGTGCTGGTGCGGCAACTGGAACAGATGTATTTATTGACCCGAGAACTGGTGTAAGTTCTTGTATTGATTTTTTAACAATTCAAAATTTAGAAGGTGCAACATACGAGCAGATTAAATCTTATAATCGTTTATGTGCCTCTCTTATTCCTTTACAAGAGGGAATTCAGTCGTATTTAAGTGGAGGAGTTGATATTGGTTATGGTGCTAATGGTAAGGAACAGCAGCAGGGTAAAAAGTGTGATAATCCTTTTCAGTTTAGTATTCCTCTTCAAGCAGGATTTTTACAGGGAAATCCTATAGACCTTCAATTAGTTAGAGGTTTAAGAATTACATTAACTTTGGCTTCAGATCTATTCGTATGTGGTAATAATTACTGGAATAATCAAACTTCTACTGGAGGAACTGCTGGAAGTGGTGCTTTTTATCAGTTAAGAGATGTTAATATGAGTTATGAACTTGAAGTTCCTGACGCTGACGGACAGGCTGCTATGGTCTCAAATAACTCGGGTGCTTGGGAATATAATGCTTATAGTTCCTTTTATCAGGTGGTTCAATCAACTGATACAAATGCAGTTCTCAATATTAACAAGTCAAGGACTTTGGGGACAATTATGAATTTAATTCCTTCAGAGTTTATTAACAATTATAACTATAATAGTAATTGGGCGGTTCAACCTCTTGAGGCTAATGCTGCTGGAATTCTTAAAAATCAATGCAACCTTCAAGAATTAACATTTACTAAAGGTGGTCTTCGTATTCCTCTTGACTTTGAGGTTAATACAGAAGAAGAGCAGGAACAAGGTGTTGCTACATCTCAAAAGAATTTTGAGGAACTTAATGCTGTTAGAAATGTATGGGCTATGAGTTCATTCCTCAAGGATTTACGAACAGAATTATCACTTGATAGAAGCGTTGGTGGTGTGGTTGTTCCTGCTAAATATCAATCATCTATGACTGAAAATGATGCTAAAAATGCTTGGAATGTTGGAGTTTCTTACGACCATATTACGCAAAATGGTCTCAACTTTAAAAATACTCCTCTCGGCTTACGCTTTCAAACTCGTCCTACTAATGGAATTAATTTAGCACCTCATTCTCTTTTCTGCTTTGTTCGTCATAAGAATACAATTATGTTTAGAAACGGACAAGTTTCAATTATGAATTAAAATAATTTATTATGGTAATATATATGGGAATTATAACTTATGCAAAAATTATTTATTGGCTCTATTTTACAACTTTTTTGTTTTTATAGGGTATATACAGCAATTTATTTTTTATTAATAAAATCTTATACTTTTATTAAGGAATTCTTTAATAAAAATATTTTAAAAAGTTAAGTTAAAATTTTTAATTTAAAATTTAAATATTTAGATATTATATAAAATGAGTAGAAGTGGAAACTCTTTACCTCCAGTCTTAAGAACCGATGTTTTAGAAAGACCTGAAAATCAGCGTTTAGAAACAGATCTGATATATCCTGTTTCTTTTTCTCAATCCTCTGTCCGTTTCGTATTTCCTCGTAAAGGGATTTTGGATAGTAATTCTCAATTCAAGTTTAAATTAACAGCAGAAAGAAGTGATGGTGCTGCTTTTGGTGCTGATGAATTTTGCTTTTTGCCTACATTTACAGGGGCAGCCTCCGCAATTTCAAGAGCCTTTTTAGAAATAGGTGGAAGACGAGTTGCAACTTTACAAGATGTAGGACATTTCCTTACTTGGAAAAGAACTCATTATTCAAATGAATATAGAGAAGGTATTGCTAAACCTAAAATGGGTGGTGATGATGTCTTTTTAGGAAGTGCCTCAAGTGCCTATCCTCCTGCTGCTCCTTACGGACAAGTAGGTCGTTTTTCTAATCCTATGGCTCAATCTGTTGCTGCAGGAAATAATAAAACTCAAAATAAGTATCATTTAAAAAAATCGGCTCAAGAAAGTCCTGAATGGGTTTTAAGTTTATCTCAACTCATACCTATGATGCGGGGAGTAATGCTTCCTCTTTTTGCGATCAGGCAGGAAGTCAGTTTAACTATTGAATTTCAGAAAGATGAACTTAATACAAGAATTATGAGAAATAATACTCTTGTTGCAGCAGCAGTTCCTTGTAAATCATCATTCGTTCAAGCAGATACTTATATTATGGCTGACTTTTTGTTTTATCCTGAATTACTTGGTGCTTTAGGTAATGAAATTAATGGAAAAGGTGGTTATGATTTAGTTTATGATGAAGTTCAAGTTGCTTATAATAATGATAAACACCCGCAGCCTCCTGCTCCTGCTCCTCCTGGTTGGAACGCTGGAGATATAGTTAGAATTGAGACCTTTTTACCTTTAGGTGGTAAAAGAGTTAAATCTGTAATTCAGCAGTCGCAGTTAGGAACTGGAGCAGATGAAGGTGATGTTCTTGGTGGAATTTATAATTCTCAAGATTGTCTTAACTCAAGTGAAAGTATGAACTTAACGATTGATAGTAAGCCTTTTTATGCTATTGCTATTAAAAATGGTTCTCTTCAGTTTAGTGAAACTAATCAAGTTGAGGGTGTTCCTCTTCAACTCGCCGACATTAACTATTCTATGTTTAGTGAAAGGGGTCTTATTCAAGCACCTAATACAGGTGGAACTAATGTTGAAGGTATTACTGATAGAACCTTTAATGGTTTAGATCAGCAAGATGGCGGACTTATGCATTGGCTTGGTATTAAAATCGCTAATGCTGCTAATCAAGGTGTAAGAATGTCTAATACTCCTATGATATGGAGTAGAGAAAGAGTTGTTTCTGCTGGTGAAGAGATTCAGGATTGGACTTTGAGATATTTTATTACAACTGAACGAGTTCTTAACATATCTAATGGTATTGTAAATATGATAGAATAAATTATTTTAACTTTAGAGTTTTATTATTAATTCATTTTTATATTATCTTATTATATAAATGAATACAATTTTGGTTAATTGTTCTAAAGAGAAAGCAGTTGTATCAGATGAGAACGGAAGATTTTTATGTAGAGTTGCTAATGGAATAAAAATAGAACCTGGTGATGAAATTTCTGTAGAGCAAATAGCAGTTAATTCAATAGGAGTTGGAGCAAATATAATAGAAATACCCTCTCAACAATTAAATTATAATTATTCAACAAATCGTTTTGTATTAAAGACTGCATTTTATATTCATCATAATTATGAATACACTTGTGCTATGCCTTTGGCGATTACATCAGGAGGCGGAGATATGGGTAATATTGGTCTTGAAGTTAATACTATAGCAGGTAAGGAACAATATGGATTTTTTAATGGAAGTCCGCCTGATGTAAGGTTTCAATTAATCTGCCCGAGATGGGAAAGTCCTGATATTATAGCAACTCAATCAGGTAGAAGATATTATTTATTAGATTTTGTAGGTGGAACTCAATCAGCAACTTCAAGATTACCTGCTGATGCTTGGTGGGATTTTGTAGAATCAGAAATTCCTATAGAAGTTGATATTGGTTATGATAATCCTGCTAATCTTGCAGGAAAAATAACAGAAGATCTGAAAAGTATTGACTTACATTCAACTTCATCATCAATAAATTCAAGAGTAAATGCTCCTATAGTTCCTCAACCTTATGTAGTTGAAAATGATGGTAATAGTGTTTCTAATCCTCCTCCTAATGAAAATAAAAATACTCAAGCATCTGTATCGTCTCGTAATGGTGTGGTAATAACTCGTTCAGTTAATTTTTCTAATCCTAATTTTCCTAATCCTGAAAGATTATATTCTGCTATTGCAACTCAAAATCCTTATCTTTGGAAATATGGAACTCGGTTAATTAATTCTGCTAAACCCGCTGCTAATTCTCCTCTATTAGGTCGTAAAGTTATTAATCCTCTTATTGGTTTAGCGGCTCAAAAATCTATACCCGATCAGAGGTGGGTTTATAATTTATATGATTTAGAAACTAACGCACCTGGAACTCAAAATATATGGGAAGATGGTTATGTTATACCTACTAATTTAGAGTGGAATATTGCTAATGTAGAGATGTTGCAGAAATTTATTTTTTCTCAATCTACTTATGAAGCGGGAGGACAATTTTCTAATAGTGATGAATATGTGGCTCAAACTGCTGGAGTTCAACCTAAAATGAGATGGAGTTTAAGGTCAGGAAGAAGTAATGATTATCTCATACCTACTTCACTT